TTGGCTATATTGCTCTTGTGAGATAAATAATTATAACGTATAGTATATAAATGCTAGACGTTTTAGGCATATTTTAAGACCATCTTATAGGAGAAACATTATGGCAACATCATTAGCAGAAATCCGTGCAAAATTACAAGCACAAGAAACCCGCGGTCAAGGCGGCAATCAATCACAAGGCGACAACGCTATCTACGCTCACTGGAACATTCCAGAAGGCACATCAGCAAGAGTAAGATTTTTACCAGACGGCAACACAAAGAACGATTTCTTTTGGGCGGAACGTTTGATGATTAACTTGTCTTTTGCAGGCATTAAAGGTCAACCAGATAGTAAACCAGTAACCGTACAAGTTCCATGTGTGGAAATGTATGGTGAAGCTTGTCCAGTTCTTGCTGAAGTGCGTACTTGGTTTAAAGATCCAAGTTTAGAAGAAATGGGTCGTAAGTATTGGAAGAAAAAATCATACTTGTTCCAAGGTTTTGTGCGCGAGAATCCACTAGCGGATGACCAAACACCAGCAAATCCAATTCGTCGTTTCATTATTAGTCCACAAATCTTTAACTTGGTTAAAGCGGCCCTAATGGATCCAGAACTAGAAAACCTACCAACAGACTACCAAGGCGGTTTAGACTTTACTGTAAGCAAAACATCTAAAGGTGGATATGCTGACTACAGTACAAGTAAATGGTCGCGCAAAGAGTCTGCATTAACAGCAGATGAAGCAGCAGCTATTGAGGCAAATGGTTTGTATAACTTATCAGAGTTTCTTCCTAAGAAACCAAGTGACGTTGAGTTGAAAGTTATCAAAGAAATGTTTGAAGCTTCGGTAGATGGTCAAGCATATGACACAGAACGTTGGGGTGCTTACTATCGTCCACGTGGTGTTAGTGCACCAGCAGGTAGCGCAGCTCCTACCGCACAGGCAGCTCCTGCTCCTGTAGCTCAACCTGCACCAGTTGCAGCGACTCCGGTAGCAGAAGATGACGTTCCTTTTACTCCTGATCCAGTGGTAGCAGAAGATGCGACACCTACAGCACCAGTAACTACACCAGCAGGTGGCGGTCAACGTGCTGAAGACATCCTTGCGATGATTCGCAATCGTCAAAACAAAGCGTAATTAAGCACTGGGGGCCCTGCGCCCCCATTTTCGATTAAAGGACAATTCTATGGCTAAACCATTCGATCTGAGTAAATTCAGAAAAGGTATTACAAAAAGCATTGATGGCATCAGCATCGGCTTTAATGACCCAACTGATTGGGTTTCAACAAACAACTACGCACTAAACTATTTGATCAGCGGTGACTTTAACAAAGGTATTCCAATGGGTAAAGTTACAGTATTTGCTGGCGAGTCTGGCGCAGGTAAATCGTTTATCTGTTCAGGTAACTTAGTTAAAAATGCGCAAGCTCAAGGCATTTATGTTATCTTAATTGACACAGAAAACGCACTTGATGAAGCATGGCTACACGCACTTGGTGTAGATACTTCAGAAGATAAACTACTTAAACTAAACATGGCTATGATTGATGACGTAGCTAAAATGATTAGCGAGTTTGTTAAAGAATATAAAACACTACCAGCAGAAGAACGCCCTAAAGTGTTATTTGTACTTGACAGTTTAGGTATGCTATTAACACCAACTGATGTTAATCAGTTCGAAGCAGGTGATTTAAAAGGTGATATGGGCCGTAAACCTAAAGCACTTACAGCACTTGTTCGTAACTGTGTAAACATGTTTGGTGATTTAAATATTGGTTTAGTAGCAACTAACCACACATACGCAAGTCAAGATATGTTTGACCCTGATGATAAGATTTCGGGCGGTCAAGGTTTCATTTACGCATCAAGTATTGTAGTCGCTATGCGCAAACTAAAACTAAAAGAAGATGAAGATGGCAACAAGATTAGCGAAGTTAAAGGTATTCGTGCCGCATGTAAGATTATGAAAACACGCTACGCTAAACCATTTGAATCAGTTCAGGTTAAAATTCCATACGAAACAGGTATGAATCCCTACAGTGGTTTAGTAGATATGTTTGAAAGTAAGGGATTATTATCCAAGGACGGTAACAGTCTTAAATACACACTAGCAGATGGTACAGTCATCAAGCAGTTCCGTAAAGCATGGGAACGTAACGAAGATGAATCGTTAGATAAAGTAATGAAAGACTTTACAGCTAACCCGCATAAAGAGGATGTTAAATCTGCCACAGTTGAAGAGGATTTGGAAGAATGAGTATCGAAATTGATGTAGTGTGCGAAGTGTGGTTAACGTGTAAAGAGTATATTAACCCTAAAGATCGACAGGCCGCAGCTGACCATGTTGTTAGTGTTGTGTCAGATCATAATTTATTAGACCGCGATCTTAAGGCGGTTGGGGGCACCGACAGTTACTTAAAACGTGCTGTAGAAGAATACTTAGGTGAAGAAGTAGAAGAGCCCGATTATGATGAAGACGAGGACGAAGACTATTAATGTGGTATAGTCGTGTAGTTGCTAGCTTGGGTGCTATCCCAGATTTCATTGATTATTATGAAAACGAACTAGCACAGGCTAAAAAAGAAATTAGCACCTACGGTAATATTGAAAAAAACCTGGCTAACTTGCCTGGTATTACAGAACATCGCTTCAATCAACTACAAGAGATTGAAGCGGTGCTCAATTATCTTAATATACAATTACGTAAAATTCGTCAAACACATTACAAAAAGTATTTAGAAGCGTATGCTCGCGCACTAACAAGTCGCGATGCAGAAAAATATGCAGAAGCAGAAGATGAAGTTATTGACATGGAAACAATCATTAACGAAGTGGCACTGCTACGTAACAAATGGTTAGGTGTAATGAAGGGCTTAGAAAGCAAAAACTTTATGTTAGGGCATATTACACGTCTACGTACCGCAGGCATGGAGGATGCGACAATTGGTTAGGCATAGTTTAAGCGTATTAAATCTAATTCAGCAATATGATATATTTTTAGAAAGTATACATCATATAGCTATTATGGGCTGCGGCGCAAGTGAAGATGTAGAATGGTGGGCCACACTGCTGAATAATAACGAACCCCCGGAGCCTTATAATTTTTCTTGCCACGTGGTTGATATAGACAGTAGTAAGTTGGCACAGTTACCCAACCTTAAAAACATTCATAAAGTAAATGCTGGGTTCGATGACGACTATATATTTCCTGTTCCTGTAGATTTTATCTATGCGCACGATTGTTTACAGTATAGTACAAATCCTTTAGCTACCTTAGCTAAATGGAACAGTTATATGAACACCAATGGTATGTTATTACTAAGTGTACCTCAGCATACAGGCATAGAATATGATCGACAATATAGTCGAGGCTACAGCGGATGTTATTTTCACTATACTCCAATTAGTCTAATTTATATGTTAGCTGTAAATGGATTCGATTGTCGTGACGCATACCTACTAAAACGTTTTCAAGATCCTTGGATTAACTTGGCTGTATATAAATCTGATGTAGCCCCTATGGATCCTAAAACTACAACCTGGTTTGATCTAATAGAAAAGAACCTATTGCATCCAAGTATAGTTGATAGTATAAACGCTAATGGCTTTCTTAAACAAGAAGAAATCTGCATGCCATGGCTGGATAAAGAGTTGTATTTCATTGACTATATCAGTCAAATGATGGAAATACCTGCAGCAACAGAGACCACCGGGGCCGCTGAGGGGGTAATAGTTAAATCAGATAAAACTACAATAGCACAACCTGCTATCGTTGAAGTCAAAACCGAAACACTAAAACCTAAAATTATTAAGAGCAAACCCCCAACAAGAAAGAGCTACAAACGTGGTGAATAAGGTTGTACTAGTAACAGGCGGATTTGACCCGTTGCACTCTGGGCACATCGCCTATTTCCAAGCTGCACGTAAACTAGGTGATATGTTGGTAGTTGGTGTTAATAGCGATGCTTGGCTAACTCGTAAAAAAGGTCGTGCGTTTATGCCTAGCACAGAACGCATTAACATTATTCAACATCTCAATATGGTTGATCACTGCATCTTATTTAACGACAACGATAACTCAGCACGTGAAGCAATTCGTAATGTTAAGATGATGTACCCAAACAGCCAAATTATCTTTGCTAATGGTGGCGATCGCACTCAAGAAAATATTCCAGAAATGACAGAGCAGGATGTGATCTTTAAATTTGGCGTGGGCGGAGAGGACAAAAAGAATTCTAGCAGTTGGATACTTGAAGAATGGAAAGCACCCAAGACTGTGCGCCCTTGGGGCTACTATCGTGTTCTACACGAAGTATCTGGCACTAAAGTAAAAGAGCTTACTATACAACCTGGGCAAACTTTAAGTATGCAAAAGCACTTAGAACGTTCAGAAGAATGGATGGTAGCAGAGGGTAAGTGTATGGTAGAGCATTATACATTACCATCTAATAGTTTAGTACAACAAATAATCTCTAAACATCACACATATCATGTTAGCGTAAATCAATGGCATAGATTGTTTAATCCGTTTGATAAACCCTGTCACATCATTGAAGTTCAATATGGCGACTATTGTAGTGAAGATGATATAGAGCGTAAAGATAAATAATAGTATCATGAAAATACGCGAACTATTAATAGAATTTGTAGCACCTCCTGCACTAAAGGCACTAACACAGTTAGTTGATGCAGTAGAAGGCAACCAACTAACTCCGCAGGCACAACAGCAAGCTAAAGTAGTGCTGGCTAGAATTGAGTCAGAATTGGAAAAAACTGAACAAGCACAGCAACAACCTGTAGCTGAACAGGTTAATTATGCACAGCTAGTTGATCAATTAGTTGGTAAACTCGAAGACAGATTAGAAAACCCGAACGAAACCCAAAAGATACTTAGTGCTATGCGTCAGGCAGGCGTTAATGACCAAATGATTTATAAATTGATTGAATTAGGTCGAGAAGCAGAGTTCCAAGCAGGGTTAGAATGGAACGATCAATTAAAAGCGAGTGCTATGGCATTAGCTGACAAGGTTGTGCGAAACAGTGAAATTATCCATGCTGCATTAGAAACAGAAACCCCAATTGCTATGTCAGAGGCAGCAGAAGTTGGTAGTTCAATGAAAGGCAAGATTGTAGACATCTTACGTACTATGTTTGAATTACCTTATCGCAACGAGCGCGAAAGACAAGCATTTGAGCGTAAAAAACAACTTACAGCACAGTTTATGGAAAAATGCAAAGTTGGTGTTATTGACTTTAATGATATTATTGCCAACGACAAACCTGATGCTAATATCGACGAATTAGTTCCAAGCCAGGACAGAGAAATTTATAGCGAAATCCGCGACAAAGCATTTGGCGCAGTACCTAGCACCACAGCAGGCGCATGGGGCCCAGGGGAGATTGGTCTTAGCCTTTTGGCTACTCCGGTTACCAAAGGCACAGTGGGAGATCTGCGTGTATTAACAAAAGATGGCGCTATAGAAGTTGAATTAAAAGGCATGCAAGATGCTAAAGCTGGCGGCCGCTTTAACAGTAACGCTGTGGCCAAAGCCAAAGATGCTGCAAAACAATACAGAAGACATTTTGATAGTTTTTATAAAGGACTCAGCGAGATTATTAATGTTCCTGATCCAAGAGAAGCATTTACTGTAGTAAAAAATATAAAAACTGGTGCCACTAAACTCAAACGTCCCGAAACGTTTGACCTAGAAGCTATTAATAAAGTATGGAACCCAAAACTAATATTACCAGCTAGCCAAGCTAATCCAAAACGTGCGCTACAATTAACAAAACGTTTTCTAGCAGGCATAGCTGATTCTGCAGTATTAGATGAAGGTAAACAATATGCTAAAGACGCTATTCTTGAAATGACTCGAGACCCTGACATTATTGTTATGAACGACGACGGCAGTTTTACGTTAAATTGGTTAGGCATCCAAGCAAATATTAGTAAAATATTGTACAGTGTTTACGCAGGAGTTGACAAGAAGGGTGTGATCATGTATTTTAATACTATGACCAGCAACTACTATATTGTCCAAGGACCTGATGATATGAAGAATCGTATCAAAGACGGCACTCTTAGAACAGGCAATAGCATTATTGACTTTGCGGCAGGACAAAGCCCTGCTAGTCCACAGGTTGGTATAGCGTAATTTCAATTTAATTTAGGATTTCAATTATGTCACAACTCAAAATTGTAGTAAATGTAAGTAAAGGAAGTCCGCTCACCGGAAACGCTTGGGTAGATATTCTATTTGGGGGCATTAGAGAAGTTGAGCACGCTGAAGTTAAATCGGCGTTTGATATCAATAATAGCACTCCGTTGGATGCAATTGAATTTACAGTTGACTACGATGAAACATTACATAATACTATAACAGTTTTAAATACCCCAGAAACAATTGGCCCTATACAGATATATCATTTAGATTTTTTCATTGATGGAGTTGAGGCACAGTTAACTTGGCAAACAGCAATTAAAAATAAGCCATTGCGATTTGGCGGTGAGACTAGTCAAGTAATTACAAATCCTCATATTGATAATCCTGAGTTTTGTGGCTGGTGCTCTATACCTAATGTAAGCCCTGGTATGAGCATAACTTGGCCGATAGCAGATTTGATCAGAGTAACTGCAAACTAAATGATCACGCGAATCTTGCTAATTGGTCCTAGTAGGATCAATGAAGCGGCTATCACCTTATCATTTGATGATAGACTGAATCCATTACCCGATAAGACTTATATCATCAGTCCGTATCCACAACACAAACTAGATAGTATATTTGCAGAATTTGGGGTAGACAGCTCTGCTTATACTCTATTAGATGATCTATACTTCGAACAGTTTTATGACCTAAGTCGTTACAAACACAATCATTGGTATTACCAGCAAGCATTAAAATTTTGCGCAGTAGATCACTTCGACAGTGACTATTTCTTATTGCAAGATTGTGACCAAGTTCCTCTCAAACAGTTTGATTTTTTTGTCAACGGTAAACTAAACTTTAAAGCAGAAAATCTTTGGAATCCGTACCAAGAATTGTATGCTGAAATGGCAGAAAAACTTACAGGATTAAAACGTGTATTAAATTATAGTTTGGTAAACGAACTAATGCCCTACAGTAAACAAGATTGGGATAATCTTAAACAGTTACTTGAAGAGCGCAATAACTGTTTTTGGTTAGATGCGTTTCCTAACATTAGAGAACTTGGCGAGCCCAAATGGCTAAGCGAATTTGAAATACTAGGAATTTATAAAACTAATCAGCCTGACGGCTGGACACATTATCCTGCCACACCACAAGCGGCTATTAATAACTGGGATGATTTTTACATTATTGATTGGTCTAAACAAGACACAGTTAAGTTTCTAACACAGCCACTTAAGTATATGAGTCTGGCAGACGCAATTAAGGTAAGAGATTATCTCAAAAATATTTGACACTTTAGGTTTTTTCAGTTAAACTAAAATACTAATCACCTAAATAGGAATCATTATGAAATCAACTCAACTCTCAATCGAACGGTATGATATCGACAAAGCATTAGAAGTATTTGACAACAATCAATTCCAGTTAATCCTTGCATCGGCAGTGCGTGCCAGAGAAATTGCTAGCCAACGTGTATTCCAAGAACGCAACGGTGTTAAAGTCCCACACAAAAACAAACCAACAGTAGAAGCATTATGTGAAATTGCTGAAGGTAAAATTGGTACAGAATATTTAAATAAAATTCGTTAAGGAGAAATTATGGCATTACCTAAAACAGCAGTGAACCTACACAAACAATACAAGCGAATTGCTAGTACTATCTTAGATAAAAACGCACGTAGATTGTATCTAAATGCAATGATTGGTGCAGAAATTTCGTTTATGGCTGCTAAAAATCGTAAGTTTAGTGATCCAGCAACAAGTCAACGTCCACGAAATAACGAAGCACCAAAAGATTAATTATTATAGGGCTAGACCTAATAGATTGTACATAGGTTCTAGCCCTAAATTAATTGTAGAATATTGATAGTTTACGCCATCTAAAGTATAAATCTTGCCTAGTTCAGGCTCAAAATAACCAATAGTAGCAGCACCAACAAATCTATGCTTAACATAGTTTAGTGGAACCCAGTACATTTTATAGTCACCTTTAACAGCATCAGTTGGGTGATTATTCTTTGGACTCCACCAAGCCATTGGGTCAATCTTAATCATTTGCACCCAACGCCATTCTTTGCCGATAGTTGATAGTGCGTTCTTAAACGGCAAGAATTCTGGAAGCCATTCTATTTTAGCAGCGTTGCTGTCATAGTCCATGGTGTAGATGTATGTACCAGGATCAATATCTTTTGGAGTCTCTACATTCTTAAAGAGTTTCATGTAGTGTTCGTGAGCAGGAATGCCGTCAATGTTACATAAGTCTTTACAATTTAAGTTACCGGTAGAATCGCTGCGATACCACGCATAACTTTTTTGTATTCTTGGTGGAACCTGTACAGTTTTAGCTAAGTTGTACATTTCGCTAACTTGGTCTAGCGGAATGTCGCTAATTGCAGTAAAGAAAGGATTATCTGAATGTTCTAGTCTGGGCAGACTTTGAAAAAATCTAATAGCTCTGTGATCTATCATTGTTGAAACACCACTTCTCAATCGGCAAACCAAATGGCAAATAGAATATCCCGGGATTGTTGATCCAACTAGCAGGCCTCCAATAACTAGGACCATACTCAGCTGGTGGATCGATATATTCTTCAGTTTCGCTATGTAGGAAACTAGCATTGTCTAGTAGCTTAACTTTGTCGATGTATAGGAAGTCTAGTTCTATATCGTCAATTTCCATATCAACGTTGGGCTTTGTGGGCCAAACTAATGCTAGTTGGTTTAATTGATCTACCGGACAGTCAAATACAGTATCAATGCTGTAGAAAAACATATCTACATTACGATATATGTCAAAGTGAACACCGTGATCTTCAACAGTAAAAGGAAATTGTAGTTTGTTACAAAATACTTTTACATTAACATTTGTAACGGGCTCTAGTGCTTTAATCATTATCCTACAAGGTATAATCATTCACATACTCCGGTTATGTTATACATGGGTTCTAGGCCAAGGTTAATAGTTGAATACTCATATATGTGTCCACGTTGTATATATGCCTTGCCTGCCTGCGGCTCAAAATATCCACTGTTCTGACTAGCGAAGAACCGATTTTTAACTTGATTAAGAGGAATCCAATAGAGTGTATAGTCTTTGTCTTTATCTGCTGGGACATTAACGTGCGGACCCCACCAACCCATTGGATCAATACGCACTAGCATAACCCAGCGCCACTGTTTGCCTATAGGAGCTAATATGTCACGAAATAGTTCCATACCATCTGCCCATTGTAGATGCGGTTCATCAACTGCACTACCTGTAAATATTTTTTGATAGTGCTCGTGTGCCGGCACACCGTCTGTATTACATAGGTCAACACTGTATAAATTACCAGTGTGATCATCATTGAACCAACGATAACGTTTTCTCGTACGTGGAGGAATATGAATAGTTTTTGCTATATCGTGCATAGTGGATAATTTATCAGGAGCGATGTCAAACACTTCTTCAAAGAAGTGATGGTTAGAAGTGTTTGATTTATCTAACCCTTGAAAAAATCTGATTGTGCGAACATCAATCATTATGCAACAGACCAAAGACCTTCGGTAGCAATTTTCATCATATTCATACGTTCACGGCGTTGTATATTGTACTCTTCTTGATAGAATGGAACATATTCGTCGGCAATATCGTAGTCAAACTGGATACGAAGACCCACGCGGTTAGGACTAATACCATTGTTTTCAATTTTACGATTGTGTACAGTAATGCTGTTATCAAAGATTAAGATATCTTTATCGCTTTGGTACCAGTGTTCGTACATGTATTCTGGTTGTATAACACCTTCCCAGATACGGTTGTATAACTTAGTTGATTCTTCCTTGCTCATACCTTTAAAGTAATCAAATGTAGTAGCAGGTAAGTGTAGTCCTTTAATACCACCCGGGCTCTTGATAACCAATGGTACTTCACCGTTTGGAATAGGACATTGATTATTATTGTAAAACTGTTCTTGTTCTTCTTTGAGCACAGGGTTTAACATCGCTGGGCGGTAGTTATTAACTGTGATAAGTTCATCTAGTTCACTACGGAAACTCTCTGATTGCTTTTCATACCAGTCAACAGTGGTGGCGAACCCTGTGCAGCTACCCTGCATACTTTCCCAGCCCATTAAGGCTACACCTGGGGTAAATGCAGGATCAGCACATTCGTTACTATGCCATTTTAGTTCGCCATTATCAAAAATACCTAAAGGTTCACCTTTAGAATTTAGTTTACCTGTAACACGGACCATTCCAGGACGACGTTTGTCAATTTGCCATAGGCGACCTAGACGTAGTTCATTCTTATCGCCTTCGTCAAGCAGGTTATTCAGAACAAGCTCTTTAACTGGCTTACCGTACTTTAGATAAAAGTTCAATGGGCGACTGTAACGTGCTGTGCCCCATTGTTTAAATAAGTCATAGTACGTGTCGTAGTTGATATCGTTACCGCGAATAATAGTAACTAGTGATTCTAAATGGATTTTACCAATTTCCATCCATTCTTCGTGTGTGATGTTGTTAAGATCTACGTCATCAATAAACACACCAAAACGACCTAGACCAGGGATCTTACTAACTTTCATAAAGTTCTCCGAGTAAAAATATATTATAAAATAACTAAAATATTAAAGCAAGAGCTAGTGAAGAACTTCACATACGATATTACCGGGCCCACGCATTTAAGACATAGAGGTCGGGCAATTCGACGTCGATACTGAAGACCGGCGTTGCACAAGTATTTATGTAAAAAATTTGACTAATGTTTTATTTCGCTATATAATAGTAATATGACTAAACCTTTAATATTTTTAGGTACTTGTGCGAATATTATTCGATACAAAGATGCAGCAGAACGCCAGGGCTATACGGTTGTTGGTGTACTTGACAGTGATTGGTACGGTAACAGGCCTGATTATTTGGGTATTCCGGTATTAGACACAGAACAAGCCATAGACAAATATAAAGATTCGCATGAGTTCTTCGTAGCTACCAACTGGACTATAGACCCAAACCACGTGCGTGATACTCAAAAACGTAAAATGTTGATTAACTTAGTGCGCGAGCATAATGTTAATTGCATTAACCTGATTGACCCTACTAGTTACATCGGTACAGGCACACAAATAGGGCAAGGCGTTTATATTGCCTACTGTGCTATGATTGAGCCAGGTACTATTATTAAAGATTTTGCACAAGTGCATGACTTTGTTGGCCTGGCACACGGAACAGTAGTAGGAGAAAATACTATTATTCAGCGTCAAGCAGGACTTCATGCAGACATTGGTGATGACGTTTATATAGGCATGTGGGCCAAAGCATACAAGCCGGGGTTATTAAAAATAGGCAATCGTGCAATAATTAATCCTAGCCTGTACGTTGCTCGTGACGTTGCAGAAGGTGAACAAGTGCGTTTGACCAAAGATAGTATTAAAATTTATCAACATGGAATTAAAATAGAATAGGAATGGATATGGATAACATTGAAGAAGTTTTAAAACAAATTGTCGCTGACCAGTTGGGTCGTAACGTAGATGAGATAGATATTAGTCACGAACTAGTAAACGATCTTGGAGGAGACTCATTGGATGCTGTTGAGATTACAGTTTCTATTGAAGAAGAGTTTGGTATTAAGATTCTAGATTCTGAATATGTTGACATAAAATCACTAGAAGAGTACGCTGACTTAATTAAAGCAAAATTGGAAAAATAAAATATGGACTATAAAGTAAAAGACATTGGCCTAGCAGAATAGGGTCGTAAAGAAGGTGAACAAATTAGACTAACAAAAGAAAGCATCAAAGTATACCAGCACGGTATTAAAATAGAATGAGAATAATCCCAATCAACAAATGCCCAAAGAATAATATAGGGTTTGGAACAGGCTACGGTGGTAATCATTTGAGATGGATGCTCTTATTATCAGATGAATATAACTTTAATTTTAAAGTACCTGAAGATGAGTACCTTCAGGTAAAGGGCGAAAGCTGGCCCAGATACGATGATTATATCTATAATAATTATAACGGCATAAGTGACAGTATCAGATACGAAATGCAAGGTCGGTTATCCAATGACATTGAATTTGACAATATTAAAAACAAATTAAAGTTCATTGAAGAGAGTGTATATCCTATAACAAGGACCTGGCATAACTGGATAGAAGTTGAATATAAGTATAGATTTGCATTTGATCAATTGATTGAAGCAAAACATACGCCACACATAGGTGGCACATTTGATAACCCTAACAACAAAACACTATTGTTAGTGTTAGAACCAAAAACAGCATATAAAGCTATTGTAAAATATTCAATTTTTAAAACAACAAATAACTTCAATAAACCAAACGAATTTATTCAGACATCGATAGAATATAATGAAGAATGTTTGCAATTAGCGAAATCAAACAGTCACATCAAAACCATGCCCTGCGATAGTTTATTCAGCAGTGATATTCTGGATCGTACATGGTATGAGGAACTTGTAACTTATTTTGGATTAACCAATCGGTATGAAGATGCTAGTTATATACATAAAATTTGGTACAGCCTAACTAAAAATGCAGAAAGAGAAATAGTCGAGTTCTTTAATGAATTGTATAAGCAGTAAAATTAAGTAATAGTTTTAAAATATAATAGAGGATCAATATGGATTACAAAGTCGCAGATATTAGCTTGGCCGCATGGGGCCATAAAGAAATAGCCATTGCAGAAACAGAAATGCCAGGATTAATGGCAGTCCTTGAGGAATACAAAGATGAACAACCATTAGCTGGTGCTCGTATTGCAGGTAGTCTACATATGACTATTCAAACAGCAGTGTTGATTAAAACGTTAGTAGCGTTGGGCGCAAGTGTACGCTGGTCAAGCTGTAACATTTTCTCAACACAAGACCACGCTGCGGCCGCAATTGCCGATTTGGGTATTCCTGTGTTTGCTTGGAAAGGCGAAACAGAAGATGAGTACTGGGGTTGCATTGAACGAACAGTAAGTGGCCCGGGCGACTGGAAACCTAATATGATCTTAGATGATGGACACGATCTTACATGGTATATCCATAAACATCATCCTGGGTTACTAGATGATATCCGCGGTGTAACGGAAGAAACTACAACAGGCATACACAAGATCAATGAAGCCATCGGCCGCGGCGAGTTTAAACTACGTGCTATTAACGTAAACGATAGTGTGACTAAAACTAAATTTGATAACTTATACGGATGCAGAGAAAGTCTAGTAGACGGTATCAAACGTGCAACAGACAGTATGATTGCAGGTAAAGTTGCTGTGGTAGCAGGCTATGGTGACGTAGGTAAAGGTAGTGCTGCTAGTCTTAAAGCATTAGGTGCACGTGTTTGGGTTACAGAAATTGACCCAATTTGTGCCTTGCAAGCCGCCATAGAAGGGTACTATGTAACTACTATGGACTTTGCCGCATCACACGCTAACATCTTTGTAACGGCGACTGGTAACATCAATGTTATCACACATGATCATATGGCTAAGATGAAACACAATAGTATTGTTTGTAACATTGGTCACTTTGACAGTGAGATTGATGTTGCTAGTCTTGCTAATTACGAGTGGGAAGAAATTAAACCTCAAGTCGATCATGTTATTTTTCCTGACGGTAAACGTATTATCCTGTTGGCTAAAGGACGACTAGTAAACTTAGGATGCGGCACGGGCCACCCAAGCTATGTTATGTCAAATAGCTTTACTAATCAGGTTCTAGCGCAAATTGAAATGTATAATAATTGGGAAAACTACAACCCAGGGCATTTATATTTGTTACCTAAACATCTAGATGAGAAAGTTGCCAAACTACACCTGGCACAAATAGGTGCGCATTTAACAGAGTTAACAGAAGCACAAGCAGAGTATATTAGTGTGCCTATTAATGGTCCTTACAAATCGGATACATATCGATACTAAAATAGAGTGTGGCGTAATTGCCACACATTTTACAAATTTTACCAAAAGTATGTCAAAAAGCCACAGATTTGTTGACACAGATCTATAAATAAATTACACTGAAATAGTATACACTATATTAGTGTTATCCAAAATTAGGAGAACTAAAGTAATGAAGAAAAGTTTATTAGCAACACTATTAGCTGGTTTGTTCGCAACATCAGCACAAGCTGGTATTGTAATTCCGGCAGGTGAATGGACATTGGACATTAACGGTAACGTTAATGCTTATGCTTCTATCAATAATGCTAAAGACAGCAACGTTATCGCTGGCGGTATAGCAACTGTTAAAGACGCACGTGGTGAAAGCCACACGCAAGGCATCAACACTGGTTTGTTACCTGTGTCATTGGGCATCAGTGGTAAATCACGCCAAAACGATCTAGATATTGGTTTTACTATCAGTATCCAACCAAACGTGTCTGATAATTCAGCAACAGGCGACACAGCAGCTCCATTGTTCCGTCAAGCATATTTGACCGTTGGCGATGCTAGCTGGGGTACTGTTAAGCTAGGTAAAGACATTGGTGTTTTTGCTAGCGAGTCAATTCTTAACGATATGACATTGTTAGGTGTCGGTGGCTATTCAGCTGGTACAGCATTCCCAGGTAGTGGCGCAGCTACAACCTACGGTGGCATTGGTACTGGTTATATCTACCCAGCATGGAAAGCTCAAGTAGCTTATTCAACACCAAACTTCAATGGCCTACAAGCTACTGTAGCTATTACTAACCCTAACCAAACAAGCGGTAATGAATTATATCAAGACCGTTTTGGTTATGAAGGTAAAGTTACATACGATTACCTAGCAGGTGACGTAAAAGGTCGTGTATGGTCAAGTGCTGCAAGTTATAAAGTTCAAACAGCTTCAGCTGGTGAATACACAGCTTACGCTTGGGACTTAGGTGCTACTGCTAACTACGGCCCATTTGGTGTTGTTGGTACATACTACAATGGTAAAGGTGCTGGTACAACTACATTTGGTTCAAACGGTGTAGATGCTAACGGTTCACGTCGTGACAGCGATGGTTACTATGTACAAGGTACATACGTAACGCCGATTAAAACTAAAGTTGGTGTTGCTTACGGTCGCAGCAACTTAGACAAAGCTAACGGTTCAGACCTAGCTAATCTAGTTGATTACAATGAGCGTATCACTGTTGGTGCTTACCACCCATTAACTAAGAGCTTAAACTTAGTTGCTGAATACAATCGTGTTACTTCTAAAGCGCACAACGGTTTAGAGAACGAAAGCGATACATACTCAGCAGGTGCTATCTTATTCTTCTAAGAATACGTTAGTTATCCACAAAACAGAAAGCCCCGCAAGGGGCTTTTTCTTTAATGTAACTGTAATCTAAATTGTAATCTTAGATTTTAATAGATTTTATAAATATCTTACCAAGGAGGTAACCATGATGAAACAAAGTAAATTAGTCGCTAAGTTGTATCGTGCTTGTCTCGACCACGATACAGAAACAATCAATGCTCTACGTAAACTAGAGTTTAAAAAGATTGTGAAACACAAGGCCGAACACAAGCCTTTCAACACCAAGTGGTCAGTAGTTAAGATCTAACTGCTTCAACTTAACGAACCCGCCTAGTGCGGGTTTTATTTTGGCTAAATGTAATCATCTTTTTATCTTTTTGTAACACAACTGTAATCTTAGTATGCTTAAATATTTAGAGTAACAAAGGAGATTATCAATGTCAATTAGACAATTTAACAAATGGTTTATGTATGTGATTGCAGTATCAGCAATAGTAGCAGCAAGTGTACAATACGCACACGCCGCAGAAAAAATTATTAAAATTGACGGTAGTTCAACCGTTTATCCTATAACAGAAGCAGTAGCAGAAGAATTCCAAAACAAAACTAAAATTAAAGTAACCGCAGGCGAAAGCGGTACTGGCGGCGGCTTTAAAAAGTTTTGTCGTGGCGAAACAGACATCAGCGATGCAAGCCGTCCAATTTCACAAAAAGAAATGGATGCTTGTAAAGAAGCAGGTATTCAGTATATTGAATTGCCAATTGCCTACGATGCACTAACCGTGGTAGTAAATGGCAAAAATGATTGGGTTAAAAGCCTAACAGTAGAAGAACTAAACAAGATTTGGGCACCGGGTAGTTCAGTTAAATCATGGAAACAGGTTAATCCTGCTTACCCAGATAAGCCATTAGCACTATTTGGCCCGGGTACAGCATCAGGTACATTTGACTACTTCACAGAAGCAGTAAACGGTAAAGCAAAATCAAGTCGTAGCGATTACACACCAAGTGAAGATGACAATGTTCTAGTAACAGGGGTTGCTGGTAACTTGGGTGCTTTGGGCTACTTTGGTTATGCTTACTACGAAGAAAACAAAGACAGACTTCGCGCTGTACCAATCGTGGCTAAAGGCGGTACTACACCAGTGGTACCAAGTCCAGAAGCAGTTATGAACGGCACATATCAACCACTAAGCCGTCCATTGTTTATCTATGTAAATGCCACAGCGGCAGCATTCAAGCCAGAAGTTAAAGCATTTGTTGAGTTTTACTTGGCTAACGCACCTAAGTTAGTTAAAGAAGTAAAATATGTTCCACTACCAGCTGATGACTATCAAGCAGTAACAGAACACTTCAAACAACTTAAACCAGGCACAGGTTTCAATGGCACACCTGAAGTTGGCATTAAAATTAAAGATTTAATTAAACGTATCAAATAAGGAACTATTATGAAATTAAAACACATTATCGCAGGTTTATTTTTAGCATCAGCAGTTACTACAGCTTATGCTGACAGCACAGATGACATCGTTAACGCATTAGTAGCAAAAGGTGTATTAACAGAAGAAGAAGGTGCTCTTATTAACAAAGGACACACTGGCGAAAAAGCTGGTCAGGCTAAGAAAGAAAAATCACTAGGTAAAATTAAGATTAGTGATGCTGTAGATAACGCTACAGTCTACGGTGATATCCGTGTACGTCACGAGTATCGCACAGCAACTAACGAAAATGCCGCAGAACTAACACGTAACCGTGAACGTTATAAAATTGGCCTAGGTGTTAAAACTGAAAGCAGTGATTGGTACAGTGACCTAGCATTTGCTATGGGTTCAGAAGGCCGTTCAGACAATGCTACATTTGCTGGTTCAGCAACTAACGGTAACGCACCTAAAGAAACATTGTACGTTAAACGTGCTATGTTAGGTTGGAAAGCAACTGATTGGCTAAGCCTAGAAGCTGGCCGTATTGCTAACCCACTATATACAACTGAAATGGTATGGGACAAAGACCTAACACATGATGGTGTTGCGGCTAAGTTTAACTACAAATTACGTGATGACTTAAAATTGTTTGGTACTGCTGAAGTATTCCAATACAAAGGTGACAGCAAGATCTACACAAACGTTTCAACGGCAGATGCGTTTACCAACGAAGTTATAGTTGGACAAATTGGCGTAGAAGCTGAACTTACAAGTCAAATCAAAGCTAAAGCGGCAGGTACGTACTACAAATATGGTAATGTTGGTGGTGATTTTAAACCAGCAGCAGGCACAGCAGCAACACCTGCTGGTGTAAACGTAATTGGTACTAACAACTTGGAAATTGTAGAATTACCAGGTGAAGTATCATACAAATTTAATGACGTATTAACTGCTAAAGTCTACGGTGACTATGTAGTTAACCTAGATGCTGATCGTCGTGCTGAATTGGCCCTTGACACAACAAGTGCTGCTAAAGATGATACAGCATGGTTGTTAGGTGCCAGTGTTAAATCACAAGCTGGCAAGAAAGAAGCTAAAGGTGATTGGGAAGTTAAAGGTTGGTACCAACAAACTGGCTTGTATGCACTAGATCCTAACGCAGTTGACAGTGACTTCTTTGACAGCAAGATCAACGTACAAGGGTACGTACTTAAAGGTCAATACGCTGTAGCAGATAACGTATTCGTTAACACATCATACGGTCACGGTAGTCGTTACAACAATGACAGAGCCGCAACTGGTGTGAACGGCGACACGAGCTATAACTTCAAAGACTTTGATCTAGTACAGGTTGATGTGACTTACAAGTTTTAATATAAGCCCCGCAAGGGGCTTTTTTAATGATTACGGATAGATTAAAATGGAATTACAATTAGAATTAGACTTTATATTATTGGTTGGCGCAATAATATTACTATGCGCATTGAGAAAAGTAGATGACACTGACGAAGTATAAAACAATTTGTATATCAGATCTACATCTTGGCACACGAGATAGTAAAGCTGATCTACTCAACAACTTCCTTAAGCACCACGAATGTGAACGCTTATTTCTAATCGGAGACATAATTGATGGTTGGAAAATACAGCAGAACAAGTGGCGTTGGAAGCAAAGCCACACTAATGTTATTCGACGAATATTAGGTTACAGCAAACAGGGAACTGAAGTAATCTATGTAACAGGAAACCATGACGAGTTCCTACGTCCTTTAGTAAGTCATGGATTCAACTTA